GTAAAAAAGGAAAGGATTACCAATATTATTAGATGAAGTATCTACAACACTATTATTTGTATATGAAAAATAATAAATTACTAATAGAAACGGAATTGTTGTTATAGATAAATTAATACTGTTTTTATTCTTATTATCTAAGAAAATAGAGCCGATATAGAAGAAAGGATATAGCGTAAATGCTGTATCTGCACTGTAAGGGAGAGGTATGCCTATATAACTCATTACAAACCCTAAACTACCTATAAACAATGCTCCAATTAATTGTAGTTTAAAATTCAACTTTGAATTGAAATAATGAATTATAAATGTTGTAAATAGATATGGTAAAAACCAAATAGCAACATTTGCAAGTGGGAATATTGAATTTTGTCCACTTCCACCAAGAATGTGAAATATTCTACTTAAGGCTAATGAAAACTGATTACTTTCATCAATTTTTAATAAGATGAGGGTTATGACCCACCATGAAAATGAGAATATAAAAAAGGGTATGAGTAATGATTTAGATTTCTCAAAGAGAATATCTTTGAGTTTTTTTTGTTTGAATGAAAACATACCCGCAAGGAATACGAACAGAGGCATGTGAAAAGCGTATATTTCTTTGAATAAAAATTTATCTGTATGTCCCCAAACAACAAGGAGAATTCCAAATCCTTTAAGTAAATCAATGTAGTCGTATCTATCTTTCATCTTATACTATTAATGCAATTATATTATGTGAGAGAATTGTATTGATATTAATTGTATTACATATAATAGAGGTTAAGTTTTGTGATGAACTTAATATTATTTACTTAATTTAATTGTAAGAAATTATTATTTAACCTATGAAAAATGGCGGCTTATGACGATGAGTTTCGTCTTTGGCCGCCATTTTTCATAGGTTAAATAGGGGGTTTTTAGTGAGTGCTTCTGATAGGTGATCTGGTGAGAAGTGAGCATAACGCATGGTCATTGTAATATCAGAATGGCCTAAGATTTCTTTCAACACCAATATATTGCCGCCGTTCATCATGAAGTGACTTGCGAACGAATGGCGTAATACATGTGATGCTTGTCCTGATGGCAAATCAAAGTCCATCGTTTTAAGTAGGTTCCAAAATGAATTATAACATGGAGAAAATAAAGCCCCTGAAGTCGGTTGATATATTTCGTCATACAGTTCTCTACTGATAGGTACAGATCTATTCTTACCACTTTTTGTTTTGGTAAAAGTCACTTTGTATTTACTTAGTTGACTACCTTTAAGCTGAGCGGCTTCATTCCAACGCGCCCCAGTAGATAGGCATAGTTTAACAACCTTAATAATGTCGGGATTTTGCCTAGTGGCTAGGCTGTCTAATAGAATAGTAATTTGTTCTTTAGTAAGAAAAGCCATTACATTATCTTTTTTACGAAACGGCTTTATATCTTTAAGTGGGTTAGGGGAGTGCCATTCACCAAGCTCTATGAGTTTATTAAAGACAGAACGAAGATAAGCTAAATCTAGATTACATGTAGCAATACTTGCCGTTCCTCTATTCCATTTATCTTCAACAAATGAAATCTCACCGGATAAGCGTTTTTTTCTAAAATCTGAAAAGTGTTTACTTGTTAATCGAGAGGCTATTGGGTCATTCATCGCCTCAGCAATAAGTATTAATAGACTATAGATTTTGTCACCATTAGAAAGCGTCATGCCATGAGCAAGTTTCCAATATTTAATTAGATCGGTTAAGCGTCGATTATCTTCTTTTTGACCAAGCCATGGTTTATCATCCACTTCTTTCATTGTAAAACGTTCAAAAGCAATAGCTTCACCTTTGGTAGAGAACCGTTTGCGTATGCGTTTACCTTCTCGCCCTTGCGGATAACACTCGCAAAGCCAAGGGTTCTTGCTGTTGTCTTTTAGATTTCTGATTGCCATAACAAAACCAATAGTACTGTTTTTATATACAGTATTATTTTTTGGGGAAAAAGCAATGTTTGTTTATGGAGAATAAAACAGAAGTGAGATTAAGTAGTGGGTTAGGTTGTTTTAATGTAATAAAAAAGATTATCAAAAAGGGTGGTCATTTAACATTATTTCTATTTATTTATGTCACCATATCATCATGAGTTGTGGGGCCACAATTTCAATTCAGGTAGCTAAAATACACAACCTTGTAAGTCCATTTATATTGCGCCATAGCGAAATAAGGAAGGGAATCTCTATGTTATATCAAATGATGGTACTAATACATGTAACTAAGAAGAAAAGCTACTGTACTGGAAATAGACAATTCTTACTGGCAACTTCTCGAGAAAATCTTTTTGAAATAATTACAGATCCTAATAGTCACGGAGAACAAACATCAACGTTTAACCAAAAATTTAGACCGTTATTTGATAAAAATCCTAACGAATTAGCGTTTGTACTATTTGAAGGTGATAGTCAGGAAATTGTTGAATCTAAAGCTCGTGATTTTGCTGATGAAAGAGTTTGTAACAATAGGACAGAAGCGCAAGGAGACCCAAACAAGCATTATGGTTCTCTAAAAAGTACACTGAACCCTGTGATAATTACGATAGTACATACGCCCACCGAAATAGCATAAATAACTATCACACAATATTAAAGATATATGGTCATGTAACGGAAAAGACCGTCACAATGGGCTCATTTAACAATATAAAGTAGGGCTGACAATACAGTGCAACATCGATCATTCACAATTAATTTAATGTAAGGATAAAGAAAATATCATGCTAAAATTATGAGCATTGTTTTATATTTATATAAGGATTAAATATGTCTAAAAATAAAAAAAAGAGTACTGGTTCAAATCTAACAGGCGCTGTTTACATCAGCCGTCATGGAGATGAAACCAAAATAAGAGTAGAACCAAGTAAAAAAGGTGCTTTAAAAGGCGCTGCTGCTGGTGCTGCTTTAGGTTCAGCAGTTCCGGTAATAGGTACTGCTGCTGGTGCAGCAATTGGTGGAGTTATTGGTCTTATCTTTGGATAACTATTTTTAGATTAACTATCTCCAAAAAGTAGCTTAATAATTAAGTTGCTTTTTGGGGAGTAAACATTGTATTTAACAGTACCCATCTTATCCGCACTTCGTGATCACATTTCAACTTAAATGAAGGCTATAAGTCTTGTTTTAAGATACTTGTTGCATTGATATTAACAATAAATCGTAGTTAATTGTTTGTTGATTTTGTTACGGGTGTTTCAAAGGCCATTACGCTTCATAATCAGGGTGAAAGCGCTAAATTTCTAAATTTAAGCAAAACTTGTTAGTTCAATTTAAGTTAGTTTCTTTAATTGGTTTGTTATAGGTGGTTTCTAAAGTGTGGTCAAAGTGGAGGAGGGGGTAGTTTCGTTTGGGTATACCTAAAATTGAAATTACTAAGTAAAGGTTTATCGTCAATTTCCCGTATAGTGAAACGTTCTAGGCGTTTCTGAAATTATTCATTGTAGGAAAAGGCTGAGGGGACTATTTATAAATAGTAATTAAAGGGTAGGAAGTAATAAAAGTTGGTACCTATTGAGTATATCAAAATTACAAATTGTTACTTTTATTCGTTAACTAAAATTTTAAATTTTCATTATTATGCGCCAAGTATAATAGGTTTCGATAGGGAAATGATAATATTATTAATTTCCATATTTATGATAATCGAGATCATATTTAAAGTTGATAAGTACATAGTTAGGAGAATAAATTGATAGATGCAAATTACATAAAGGATTCTTTGTTAAGATTCAATTACTTGCCTATTCAAAAAAATAAAAATGAAGAGTTACCAGAACTATTTAATTCCGAACTATTTAATGCAAGTGTATGTGATGAATTAGTAAAAATTAATCTACGTAAAGGTGGTTATGATCACTGTAATTATTATGCGACGAGATTTAATAATGTTCATCGGCAATTAAGTATTCCTCATCCATTAGCATATTCACATTTAGTAAACCATCTATCAAGTAATTGGGATAGTTTCAGTCATATTGAAGAAAATAAAAGCAGCATAGTTCGGCCCAGTAAGCATAGAGATGGTCGACTTATTGCTATGACTTATGGGAGAGTAAAAACAAAAACTAAAATTAAACGTTTTCAGGATGGAATAAGAGGAAAAAAATTTATTGTAAAAAGTGATATTACAAATTTTTATCCAAGTTTATATACTCACTCTATTCCTTGGGCTCTTCTTGGTGTTGAAGATGCTAAGTTAAATACCAATGACGGAATTGAAAATAAGCTAGATTCATTGCAAAGAATGATGAAACGAAACGAGACGATGGGAGTGGCTGTTGGTCCAGGAACATCAAATATTGTCAGTGAAATAATATTGTATAAAGTTGATCGAAAATTACAAGAAAATGGTTTCGAATTTTCACGGGTTATTGATGACTATACAGCATATTGTGAGACATATGAGAAGTCTGAAAAATTTATTCGAATTCTTTCTGAGCAGTTAGCGATATATGGACTTTTATTAAATATTAAGAAGACCGAAATAAAAAAATTACCGCAAGCATCTACTGATGATTGGGTGTCTGAGCTTGGTTCTCGTTTTAGTCAACGAATCAAAGTGAATGGACATTATTGTAATCATATGCTGAATTATGCTGTAGACCTTCAAGCTAAGAATAGTGATGGTAGTATCTTAAAATACACTATTAAATCACTTACTTGTAAAGCTAATATGTCAGGGAAAGAAGTACTATTAGAGTATACTGCAAATTTATCAATGCATTACCCTGTTTTGTTACCATTATTAGTGGATTTATTACCTACTGCTAATTGTGAAGTTGATGATAATTATCATGTATCTATTAATGCTGCTTTACAAGAATGTATCATAAATAGAAATTCAGATGGTATTATTTGGTGTCTATTCTATTTGAAAAAATATTATGCTAGCTCTTTATCTGAAAAGTTGGCACGAGATATTATTTTAACTGAAGACTGCCTTTCAATAACAATGCTAAGTTTATTTGAACAGCATGAGAAAAAAGCAGTAGCCTTTGCAAAAAAAATTATGGCTAAATCACTATTCACAATTGATCAGTATTGGCTATTACTTTATCAAATGTACTATTTGAAAAAAATAGAAAACCCTTACAAAGTGCCAGAGAAATATAATAACTTGTCTAAAAATAGGAAAGGTGAAATCAATGCAGATAAAGCTAAAACATTATCAAATTTAGATGCAAAATCATTTGATGTACTAAGAAAAAATAAAGTCACTTTTCTTAACTTACAAGTTTTTAATGCTCCGAAAAAAGTTAAAATAAATTGGTTGAAATTGATTTTAAATAAAGCATCAGTTAAATTAGTGAAGAAAGTGGAAGAAAAAATGACATAGTAAATATTTAAAATAATAATGTCATAACTTCAAATAAAAGAGTTAGCTATTATTAGCTAACTCATTTTTTATCGTTATTCTTTATCTATTGCTACTGCAATACGACCAATCACTTTAATATCTTCTTGTGCAACTTCAATTGAAGAATCTCCAAAACTCATCGCTAGCTTTTTACCTGGTAATCTTTGTAGATGATTGATAGAAATGGAACCATCAATATCTATTAAGTATCGACCTGATGCTGGGTTCGTTTCAAGTGTATTCACAAAATGAAGATTTCCATCTTGTTCTACAACAGTTGTTGTTGATCCTTCCAAGCCATATTTTTCCAGCGTAATTAAATCTAAAGAGATATGACCTTTAGTTTCTAAACATCCATTGGATATTTTTTCTATAGATAATCTTTTTATAGACGAATCATTTGCTTGCTCAAATGCTTCACCTTCATCAAGTGCTAGCCACTTTAATGAGCATCCTGTCGCTATACAAACACGAACAATAACCTCATAAGGGGTCATATTGCGTGTGTGCCAAGTCGAAATTGTAGATTTTGGAACTTCAAATACATCGGCAAGATCCTGAAACTCACTAACATTGGTGAGTTGTTTCAGTTTTTCAGTGATGTCTCGACCACCTTTATATGAAAATGGAGGTATTTTTGTTTGCATAAAATTATATCTCGATCTATGATTGCCATATATCGTACTCAGTTGCCATTTTTAGTGAGAGTGAACGATAGCGAATGATTAACTTAACTTCTTAGGATATCACTATGTTGAATTATCAAATAGCAATACCTGTTCCATTTGTTACGGTCGAGCAATATTGCAATCTTACTGGAATGGCTAAAGGAACAGTTATTGATTACATCCGTAAAGGAAAGATCATTATAAAGAAGAAAGACCTACCTAAAGAGAAACCTCTTATCAATATGGTTGCGATGCAAATGCTTGCAACAAAAGAAGCTGAGTTGAATGTTTCTTAACTCAATGTTTGTTAAAGCGTTACTTAAAAATATAGTTCAGTGTAGTTGAATTATACAATTGAGTGAGGCTGAAACTTATAAGCAATCCGTTGGCCTCATTTGAATTGTTACATATCAAGGAACGATAACAATGTATGCGATTCCTCAGCCCAAACAAGACGCATTTTACAATGCCGCAATTCGTTTCTCTGAACGTGAGAACTTAGAGCAGATTGCAGTTGAATGTGCGTTGAAACCACAAATGCTACGAAACAAGCTGAACCCTAATCAACCGCATCAATTAACTGTGCGGGAGTTGGTGATCATTACCAAGCAAAGCGGGAACAGTGATTTAGTAAATAGCGTGTTGCTTGAGTTGGATTTAACTGCCGTGAAGTTGCCATCAATGGGTGAGGGGAAATCACCAGTGATGGCCGCAATGACGATTAATAGTCACGCTGGCGAAATTAGCCGCCATTTAGTTGAAGTAGAAACGATACAGCGTTTAACCAGACGTAAGAAAAATGAAATTGTTAGTAAAGCTCAAGCCGCTATGCGTGAGTTGGTTTTATTAATGAATGATGTTGAGAACCGTTGTCAGGCAAGCACGCCTTTTATGTCGATGTGTACAGATGCAGTGATGAACGGTTTACCTATTCCCGGCTTGGCATAAGGAATTGAAATCATGATGCAGGCTCAGCAATTACAGAATCGAATACCATCAGCTACAGAATCATTGGCAAACATTCATGCACTGTTCGGTAGTGAATCAACAGTAGGGCTGATTTATGACCATTTACCCGAAGATTTAAGGCGGGCTATTTGCTCTGCAGCTCGGTTAACCAAGGCTCATATATCAATGCCGCTTGCTGAGATGGATGAAGTATCAAGGGCAAAAGTACATAGAGCGGTAAATGCGTTATTTGAAGCGTTAAAACCATTGGCTAATCGGCCATTAAAAGATTTTAGGTAATTGAGATGAACTATTTAGCAGTATTTTTAGGTATTGATGGTGGCATTGTTCGTAATCGTCATACTGCAGAAGTAATGAATTTACAACTGGGTGAGTTTGATACTCTTGAAATAGCGATTGAATCAGCTAAATCTCAATTGGAATATGAAATAGAACAAAATGGTGTGTTAGTTAAAGGTTCTAATCAAGGCGGATTTTTGATTTGTGATATACAGGAGTTTGCCGAATTATGATTGAACCAAGGCTAAATAAAATATCCGGGCTTATGTCCGGTTTTTTTACATCTCAAGAAATCAGACAGTATACAAATGCACAGCCAAACTTAATAAGTGAGGCTGAATTTTTCATGCTTGGGCATTCTGACGATAAAGTTTTAAAACAAGCTTTACACTATTTTGATCCGAAGCTTCCACGGAATTTAGCCCCGCAGGGCAGTCGCAAAGCGGCTGGGGGTAATAGCCTTGTCCAGCGGCGCAAAAGTCCGACAAGGGAGGAATTAGCGCAAAAAGGGGCTCAAGCGACAACAAGAGCTAAGAAGCAACGCTTAACACAATGGGGCCATTTGCTTAAAAAAGTGAAAGCGCGTCGTGGTGAGAATGTTAAGTATGAATCTGCTCCTAAACCATTAACGTTTGAGACTATTGATCTAAATTGGCAGCAAAATCCTGTTGGCTGTTTACATGCCCATGGATTTGTCCAAGATGCGCCAGTCATGGCCCGATTGCTTCATCGTGAGTGGTCGAATGAATGGCGTGTTCGTGTTCAGGCTCAATCTCGCCCGTCAGAAGTTCCGCCGGCACAATCTGGTGAAAGATTTACAGAGCAATTAACTGACAATGCGGTTCGTAAAGTGTTTGAATCGGGTGCGTATGTTCAAGCATTGCGTGGTGGTTACACTACTTTTGGCACATTGACGTTTACAGAAGCACAGCGCGAGAAAATATTAACCAGTAAGCCACAATCAAAAAATAGAACTAAGCCTGGTTTATTTGGAACCATCGTCGTTATGAGCCCTCATGGCAAAGAACCTTATCGAATTAAAGCTTCTGGTTCTTTCTCATGGTTGGATGATATGGGCAAGCAAGGTGAAATGGCCGCAGTTAATCAAGAATCGATTAAACCAACAGGGGAGATTGATGAATTTGGCCGTAAGATTTTTGATATTGGTGATCCCTGTATTCGAGCTAGCGGCCCATGGACAAAAATTCGTGATTACCATCCGGATTCAAGCATTGGATCTGAAGTGAGTCGCTTTATCGATTTAGCCCAAAAGATGTATCAGCGTGGTTGGGTTCCTGACTATATGCCTGCTCGAGTAAAGCGCGGCCAAGAGCGAGTAAAACCTGCAGGTGCTAAATGTGGAAAAGTTATTGCTGATGGTCCTTTTACACCTATTCGTCGTGGTGATCGTGGCGATAAGATCTTCCAGAACCGTCGTTGGAAAGAAAATAAGAAGGAACAACTTAAAGCAGCAGCTGTTCCGCTAGATTATTGTTGGGTTGCTGAAATGCCAGCGAATGAAGATGGCGAACCAAATCCGCATGTTCATATTTTATTACGTTGGCAAGTGCCTAAAACACACTTCTTTGCATGGGTAGGACGGTTAGAACGTATCTGGGGTAATGGCTTTGCCAAAATTGAGCGTATTAAACATGCTAAAGCGGGAGCTTCATATTTAGTGAAAGCTGTGGGCTATGCAGCAAAAGGGCGCGATGGTAATCAAGGTCTGATTCGTGGTAATCGCTATGGGATCAGTGCCGTTGCCCGTGCTAAAGGTTGGGAAGAAATGGGCAGTTTTATTGCTGATAATATGGCAGCCATTATTGCTGAATGCGAAGAAAAGCTTGCCCGTAAAAATGCCCATTATGATGAGGTTGCTCGCCATGCTCGTATTAAATTAAAGCAAGCGAAAAAGCAGCACCAAATAACAAAGAATAATAAAAAGTTAGATGATGAGGTGAGAGCTAAGCGTATTGAAAAGCTTAAGGCAAGAATGTTGGAATTTGATCATGAAATTACGCAAGCCAGAGAGACTAAACGTAAACGTGGGGTGATAGCGACAGGCCATTACCAAATTACTTTTACTGGTGATAATGCGACTGAAAATTTTGATAACTTCTTAGGCTGGGCGTTTAACTGTCGCCAATGGCAGGCGAATACTCGTAATGAAACTGTGAAGGTAGAGCTAGAACAGGCCAAAGCTGAATTAATTGATGAAATGAAAGCTGAACATAAAGCCTTGCAAGATACTTTGGATATCACTGATCAGCAATTAGAGCGTCTAGCTTATCTTGATAATCGTTTAGACAATGTTCATAAGGAACTGAATTATGCACGTACGTCACGGTTAAGAATGGCTAATACATTAAAGCAGCAACGTATCTATTGGCGTGGATATGAATCTGCTTTGCCAGCAAATCGTTCGAGTTTAGATTATTGGTCTGCCTTTCTTAACCGCTATGAATTGGAACAAGAGGTTGAAGATAGAGATCAGCTATTGTCATTAGTTCATCAAGGTGATTTAGCATGTGTGATTAAGTAAATATATTATGACTATTTGTAATAGATAAAATTAACTGCTATTGAGATAGTATAGTTTTTAGTTCTTTTCTAAGCATTGAGTAAAATTCATCTACTTTAGAGTCGAATTGTTGTTTTGATGAAATCATGTTGTTTAAATTTATATCTGATAACGCTGATGGATTTGCCGCGATTGTTTGATTTGTAATAATGTGAACATGTGAGCATAGGTTGTCAGTGTAGTATTGCCAAATCTCAGGAAAATAAAGGTGTGTATAATCATAGAAGTCTGAGTTGTCAGTTATGTTACTTTGTTTGATAAAATCTAAGCACTCTGAAAAGCCAGCTTTTTTCGAGTAAAAATTGTTCTTGAATACAGTATATATAAGTTCAAGATATTCATTTTGTTGTCTAAATGATTTGATTATTTTTTCTAAAATCTCTCGTTTTGATTGCTGTTCTGCAGTTTCTTTTTGGTGCTGTAATTCCATTTCTTTTGTTTCTCGTTGGCCTTTTTGCGCCCAATAAACACCGCCTAATGTACCACCAACAGTAATTAGTGGTACAACTGCTTTTTCTAAGAGTGGCAATATCATAGTTAGTATTATTACTAGTCCGCGATAAATATCACCTAATAAACTATGTATAGTTATTAAAGAGTCGCTTTCCATATGACTAAATCCTAGTTATGTGCACGATTGTATTTTTGGTTGCGGTAATTTACATGTATTTTTAGATAAAGCAAGTCTCTAACTTATTGCTTTAAAAGCCAATGTGAATTTATTGTTACTAGTGTTGCATGTTTGGTGTTATGCAATCATTAATTCTCATGGGGGAATAACTACTGTATACTTGTACAGTGCTTTTGTTCGGGAGTGGCTATGGAAAATCTCAATTGGCGTGCATTAGAGTTTATTTTAAACGCAGCCGCGCAAAATACATTGGAGTGCTGTAACGAAGAAGTGTTGTTTTTGGTGGGTTTAATTATCAAACAGGAACAAAAAAGGCAGCTTGATGCTGCCTGTGTAGAAGAACTTAAAGCAATGATAATTGACTATGAAGTTGCTTTGCTTGCTCGGGAGACATTACTTTCACCAAAGCCATAACTAATTCATTAGTATTTTTAGCAGACGGACTCAGAGTGTGGCTAAAACCAAGTGACATCACAAACGTATGTCCACACTCTGGATCTGTACATGAGCAATATAAATCTGCAGACGTACAAGAAAACCAATTGGTTTTTCCTATACGTGCTTTTTCACCACATTGATTACAACTAACACGCATCGCCATTTGAATAATCCACCTTGATTTGATGAATCAATTATAAGTCAATTGCATGCTTATATGTACACTTATGATACTAATATTAGTCTTTGATTCGCTTTTACATCATTATCAGAATTTATTAACTCAATGACTTTACGAGCCAACGGAATTGACTCATTTTTCTTGTAAGTTTCATCTGCTTTAATCGGGTCGCCTAAGTTAGCCGTACCACTTGGAATGATCCCTGCTAAACCTGCAGGGAAGCGGTGGGCTGATAACATATCTTGAGCCGTTACACTTTTAATGGTGTTGAAATCATCTTTTGTCGCAATGTCACCAACGGGGATAATTTTAATACTGTCTTTGTTGCCGTTAGGTATATTGACAAATAAACTGCGAAAATTACCCACGCCTTTACTGCCTTGCATCGCTTGTTTTAGTTCATCTTCTTTTTTGCTGTCTAAACTTGGATCCGATGTGTAGAAAATAAAACCACAGTGAGCGCCGTTCTTATAATACTTGCGTCTAAATAGGGTTGCGTCTGTATTGAGCATGGCAGATTGTAAGCCACCTATATAATCAGGTACCCCATAGACTTGCTGATAAGGGTCATATTGCTTCATAAAGATAATATCTTTAGCGGCATAGGTCTTATGGTCGCCATCACGTTGTAAATACTTATAACTGCCGTCTTTACAGACACGTAGCCATACACTAGATAGACACACTAATGCGATAACTTGATTGATACGATTGCGGATTTTTAGCAATGCAGCATCACCGAATAAGCAATAGTTAAAGATAAAGGCTTCCAGCTCATGGCGTTGTAGTAATGGCGATAGGGTGATTTGTTCTGCGGCCATATTACGACGGCTGAAAATAATCGGTCCATGATAGGGATTACTTTTGCTGATCTGCAGCAGTGCACCTCGGTCTAAAGGTGGTACCCAAAAATCATTATAATCATCAAAGTAAATGCCGCCTGTATCATCAATGCTATGTAACATGTCAAAAGGGTTAGCAGATTGCCATCCTTCAGTACCAAAGCTAAATACAGTAGCGGGATTGTTGTCTGCAGTCGTGGTTAAGCTGCTGTTGATATTGTTGTCCATGTTGAAGTCCGTTTCGTATTGTGATCAAGGGGTTCATTAGCTGCTGCATGTGATAATGCAAAGAAAACATCGGCATGGCCTGTGGTTTCAGTGCGATCAGCTTTAAAGGTCATAACATTGGTACTACCCGTAACGCCTCGTTTTATTGATAGAAAGCTAGCAGCTATATCTTTGTGTTCTGCATCCCAGCAAATACGTTGGCTTTCGATTAAATCAATCATTTTTAGTACCAGGCGATTTTTACTTTCTACGCTGTAATGAATCGCATGTGCCTCACGAGGAAAGAGGTTATAGAGCAAATCAAATACCCCTGAACCGATACCAGTAATATCTACCCCGATATAAGTCACGTTATAGCGTTTGGTGATCTGCTTAATTTGCTCAACATGGTGTTGAAAGTTGAGGCCACGCCAATGGTGCTTTTCTAATACTCTGAACTTTTCACCATCGAATTGTGGCGGTGCCAGCACTACCAAAGTGGCGTTATCCCGCGTTCTTGCCGGGTCATAACCCAACCACACTTCACGATTAGCAAAAGGCCGCACGTTCTTGGGCTTAAAGTCTCGCCAGCTACTTGCATCAACTCCGCATTTTTCTAATTGTTCAAACTTAAATACGCATTGAGCATCGTCAACGAAAATACACATGAACAAGTTTTTAAAATCATCATCACTGTATTCATCGCGTAGTTCGTCAACATCGAATAAACCACAGCCACCATTGGCTGCATCAACAATAGTGACAATGTAACGCCATTGTTTATCTGGACATAACCGACCACCATCGCGCATTTCGTCAAAGGTTGGGAACTCTTTTTGTTGGCGGTCTTTGCGTTCACCTTTCCATTTATCACCCGTCCAAAACCCATAGGCAGGGTGGCCTTTAGCTGATGGTGTTGAAAAATAGGTTTTACGCCATTTTTTATGGGTAGCCATAGCGGATGCCAGTTTGTTGAGCTTTTCAAACTGGGGGATCCAAAAGTATTCATCAATATAAACATGACCGTGGTATGACTGGGCGGTGTTGCTATTGGTTGATAAAAAACGTAACTCAGCATCACCATGTGCGGTTTTTAGTACGATAGGGTTACCGCTTAGTTCTACGCCTAAAAATTGCTTACCTAAGGCAATAATGTAACTACGGAACACTTCTGCCTGCGCCCGTGATGCAGATAAAAATATCTGTGGGTCACCAGTTAATACCGCTTGTTCTAATGCTTCACCTGCAAAGTAGTAGGTAGCACCAATTTGGCGTGATTTTAAAATATTACGGGTGCGCTGATGTAAGTTATTGCGCATATCATGTTGATATTCAAATAAACTATCGTGCCACTCTGTAAAATCTTCTGCCGTTAAATGGCTAACATCATTCTTTTTTGGACTGCCTTTCTTTTCTTTTTTATTGTTGCCTTTACTGCTTGTGCGCTCCTTATTATTAGTAGGGTGATCACTATTTTCTGGTGTTGGGGCTTTTTGTAATTGGGCACGTTGCTTCTTCAATGTCACATGCTTATCAATCAGCATGCCGAGTTCTTTTATCTGATTGGGCGATTTCTCTGGTAAATCAGTCAGCATCACAATGCGTCTAGCGATAGCATCATCCACTTCTTCTTCACGTAGCAAATCACGCCAACAATATTTGTCAGCCCAATAATAAACAACCCGAGCATTGGGTAGCCCTAGCTCTAACCGTATTTCGTCAGGTGTCCAACGTCGCAAATATAGCCGTTTAGCTGCTTCGCGAATTTCAGGAGAGTATGCCATGACGCAATGATACGCATAGTGATCACTCAAATGACTAATGAGTGTTCGACGTGTTTCTGTTTTTCATCAAATCCGAATTGGTAAGAACGTCAATTAGTGCGAATGATTACGCTATTGCGTATTCTTGCCGTGATTTGATAATTCGCTTGAATAACATTATGGATGAAGCATGGCAGGGAAGCTAAAAACCGGATGGATTCGGGTCGCCACGGAAGGCGACACTATTGATGGCCGCGCTATCAGTGGGCAAGACTTACTGGATATGGCGGAGTCCTATAACCCAAATGAATATGGAGCACGCATTTGGCCTGAACATTGGCGTTGGTACGCTTGCGGTGATGTGTTGGAAGTGAAGGCTGAAGAAGTCGACGGGCGTATGCGTTTGTTTGCTGTGTTAGCACCAAACTCAACAATGATTGAATTTAATCAGCAAGATCAAAAAGTATATAGCTCGATTGAGATTCAAGACAATTTTGCCAACACAGGTAAGCCTTATTTGGCCGGACTTGCTATTACAGATTCTCCCGCCAGCCTTGGCACTGATCGTATTAAATTATTTTCAGCTAATTCCAATGGCCGTATTCATACACAACCTGAATTGTTCATGATGGATGAACTACATGAAGAAAAAGGCGTAATTCGTCGATTGTTTAGCTTTGGCAAGCAATCGCCAACCCCAAAAACCAAAGAAGAAGAAGCTATGAACAAGGAACAGTTTGGTGCGTTATCGTCATCACTGACCGCACTTGCCGAAGGACAAACGGCATTAACCGGCTTATTAAAAAAGCATTTTTCTGTACAACCTGATCAAGTAGTACCTGATGCCGTTCCCGAACCGGTATTAGAGCCTGAAGCACTAAAGGATGGTGTAACGGCAGAACAGTTTAGTGGTTTAACAAATGCCCTTAACCAGTTGGCGCAAGGTCAGAAAAGTCTAAATTCGCAATTCAGCAAGCTACTGGAAGAAAATCCAGATCAACGTCCAGATAATTCTGGCGGCGCTGATTTTGATACTAACTCATTGGTTTAAGGAAATAGAATGCAATTGAATCAAACGGCGAGTGCCAACTTAAATCAATATGCCCAGCAACTGGCAAAAGCTTATGGGGTTACTTCCTCTGAAAAGCTGTTTTCTATTTCAGGACCAAAAGAAACCCAATTACGTCAGGCAATTTTAGAATCTGAAGCGTTCCTAAAGCGCATTACGGTGGTTGATGTTGATCAGATAGTTGGGCAGGTCGTCGATGTTGGCGCACTAGGCTTACATACTGGTCGTAAAGCTGATGGCCGCTTTAATAAAAAAGCTGATATTCGTGGTAACACTTACCAGCTAAAAGAAACGGATTCTTGCTGTGCGATCACATGGGATACGTTAAGTGTGTGGGCCAATAGTGGCAGTGCTGGCGAGTTTATGAAGTTGTTGAATAACTCGGCCAATATTGCTTTTGCACTGGATATGCTACGTGTCGGTTTTAATGGTGTTTCAGCTGCAGCAACTACCGATCCTGATACCAATACGAATGGTGAAGATGTCAATATTGGGTGGCAACAAATCATTGCGACTAAAAGTCCTGACCAAATTTGTAATCTCGATGTGTATTTAGATTATGCAGGTGGTGGTGATTATAAAACGTTGGATGCAATGGCATCGGATTTAATCAATAACTACATTCCTGCGCAATTCCGTAGCCATCCGGGTTTAACGGTATTGGTTGGTGCTGATCTCGTCGCCGAAGAAAGTGCCCGCATTTATGACAATGCCGATAAGCCAAGTGAGAAGAAAGCCGCGCAGCAATTGCCGTTTTCTATTGCTGGCCGTCCTGCCGTAGTACCGCCGTTCTTTCCGGGCAAGCGTATGGTAGTGACGATTTTAACCAATCTTCATATCTATACCCAAAAAGGTACCCGTCATCGTAAAGCGGAGCATGTAGAAGATCGCAAAGCGTTTGAAAATGCATATTTACGTTGGGAAGGTTATGCCGTCGGTAATCATGAATGTTACGCAGCATTTAATGAAGCCAAAGTGCATATTGGCCCAGACCCAACGCCAGCTGCAGTCAGCGAACAGTAAATAAGTAATTGAGCTAGGTGATTTATGAGACGTTCCCCGTGTAGTCGAGATAGAGAAATAAAACATGCTCGTTCAACCGTGGAACGGGCGCATAAAACAGGGGTGTTATCACCGGAATCAAACAGCTTACATTTACAGTTAATTGCGCTTGATGCTGATTTGAAACGTCTTAAAGAGCTTGATCGCGTCCAAGACCGAATCACCATGAAGCGTGATGAACTGTTACCCAAGTACCAACCCTATGTGGAACGATATTTGGCAGAAGGTGACGTGTTTAAAAATAGCCTGTTTGCACATGTTGTGGTGTGGTTATTTGATATTGAAGCGTTTGATCAGGCGATTAAGTGGGGCTTGGTGTGTATCGAACAAGACCAACCCACGCCCGATAATATAAAACGTAATTGGCCACATTTCATTGCTGACATGATATTGCAGTGGTGCGAACGCCAAGCTGAAAACGGTCAATCTGTTGAACCGTATTGTTCAACCATCTTTAGCAAAGTACGCCACGATTGGCGATTAAATGAAAAATTAACTGCTAAGTGGTTCAAATTTGTCGGTTTACTGTTTATTCGAGATATGGACGGTAAACCGTTACCGAGTGCGATAGATGATGTTGAGAAATTGAAAGCCGCCCAAGCGTTATTACTTGAGGCGCATTCATATAATTCGAATATTGGGGTTAAGACCCTGATAGACAAAATAGATATGCGTATTCGTAAATTAGCGGATACCTGAACGACTACCGACCCCCAAGGGAACAGAGCCGAGGTAGTGCAGCAGCAATGCTAAACAATAACCAGTGACGCTTTTGTTTCCCTTACCCATTTAGGTGATGCGATGAGTTTTGGTGGCAAGCCCAATACTAGCGATACAACGAAAATAAGCGGCAATGGATGGCCTGATTTATTCACGGATGATTTCCGTCGTATTCGTCGCATTCCACCTGTTTTTGATAATGACTCAATGGCGATGGCAATAACCATTGCTGCAGATGCTGTGCAAGTTGAGTTAAGTCGGTTATGTGAAGCGGGTACCCCGCCAACATTAACTGATGTGCAAGCCGCGATTTATACGCGGGCGGTTTATGCGCGGGCGCATGGTGATTTGTTACCAGAATTTGCGACGCAAGATAGACGTAAAGAAGCCAATAACATGGCAACCGATGAACCAGAACAGCAACACCAGTTTTGGGCGCAATCAACCCGTGATATTCGCCAGTTATTAGGTATGGGCCGTTTTACGGTTGGGCTGATTTAATGACAACCCAAACCAAATTAGAACATTTAACCGCTTATTTGTTATCGCACTTAAATAGCAATTTATTAGATAACAAGATTGATGCATGGCAAGAACGGGCAACGATTCAAGTCGATGGGGAAGATAGAGGCAACGGCGGCACGATTGCAGCCCAATGGCGTTATCACGCTGTCGTTTCTATTGAAGATTTCCCGCATCAATTATTAGATCCGCGCAACCTGTTCGCATTGGTGGCGTGTTGGTTGGCGGATTATGACCGTGACCGTAATTATGAAGAATTAGGCGATCCGGAAGTCAATATTGATGTGAATAACCATGAATCAGCCGATGTTGCGATTGAGCTAGAAATGATGGAATCCATTGAAATGATACCCGATCCCAACGGCATGATCACATGGCGGGGTGAAAAGTATCGAGTGCAAGCGGTGCCCATCGATGTGGCTGATGATGTCGAGGTGAGTAATGACCCTGACTATTCAGATTAATGAACGTGACCGCTTAAATACTATCGAAAAAATGGCGTTACTTGCCATGCCACCCAAAAAGCGAATTTGGTTACTCAAGTCACTTGGTCGGTGGGAACGTCAAAATGCTAGGCGCAGAATTAGCCAGCAAAAAGACATTGATGGTAAAGCATTACCACCACGAAAAGGCAAAACAAAAGGCAAGATGTTAAAGCGGCTAGGCAAAGGGTTAGAGCCTTATGTCAAAAATGCCAACCGCTTAGAACTAACATGGCGTAACCGTTTAACAGGTCGCATTGCAGCAAGGCATCATACAGGCCAGCCGCAGAAAATGACTGCCAGCCAAATGCGCAAACGCTGGGGAACACCGAATTATTTGGCACCATGCAGTAAAAGCCAAGCCCGTAAATTGCGTGAATTAGGTTATACGGTTGCAAGTAAAGGCCGTAAAGGTAAAACGAAGCCCACATTGCGTTACTTAATGGATACCTTGAGCCAAGGTAAAGCAGGAATAATTATTCGTGAGTTAAGCAACCAGCCAACAACCGTTGCATGGGATATTCCGTTACCAGAGCGAAAAATTCTTGGTAGCAAAGAACAGGACGTTAATCGCCAGCTAATTAAATTAATTGAGCAGGCAAATAAAAGGAACTAGGAATGGCAATTGGTCAAGTAGAGGTAAATAACCTCAACTTAGGGCAAGGCAGTGCGCCCGAAATTGAACGCCACTTTTTGTTTATTGGTAAAACCACTAAAACAAAATTACAGGGGCAAGTAACCCGCATTAATGCCGCCACTAATCTAGATGATGTGGTGATCGATGATGCACTGGGCAACAGCGTTATTGCTGCGCAAGCGAATGGCAAACAAAACTGGACTGCCGCAATTTATGGTTTGGCAGCTGATGCAGATTGGCAAGATGCAATCGACCACGCTAATCAATCAGACAGCTTTGAAGCCGTGGTGTTGGTTGATGTAACCACAGATAAAGCCCAGTTTGATTTAATGCAAGCGAAAGCTGAATCACTAACAAGCAAGTTAGGCCGTTGGATTTTTATTCTAGCTGCCACACCCAGTATTGATAGCAAAGCCCAAACATGGGCCGAATATGAAACCGCGATGCTTGGATTAGTAAAAGATGTTGCTGCGCGTTGGGTGGTGCCAGTGCCGATGCTAAACGGTAACAACATTGGTGTGCTGGCGGGGCGTTTATGTGATCGCTCAGTGACGGTGGCCGATACACCAATGCGTGTTGCAACGGGTTCGGTGTTGTTATTAGGCGATTATCCAACGGATAGTGCAGGTAAAGCGTTGGAAATGTCCACCATTACCACTTTAGCTAATGCCCGTTATTCTGTGCCGCAGACTTACCCAGATTATGAAGGTGTGTATTGGTCTGATGCCATGACACTGGAAACCAAAACGGGTGATTATCAGTTTTTGGAATATGTCCGTCCGGTGCACAAAGCTAATCGACGGGTGCGATTCAAAGCCATTAGCCGCATTGGTGATCGTATTCTTAATTCGACCCCACCAAGCATTGAACTAAACCGCAGTTTTTTCCGCAAAGTTTTGTTTGATATGGCATTCACCACTGAAATTGGCGGCATCACCTTCCCCGGTGAAATCATGACCCCACGTGATGAAGATGTGCAAATTGTGTGGGAAACCAAAACCAAAGTGGTGATCAGTATTATGGTGCGACCTCACAATTGCCCTAAATACATCGTGATTAATATCGCGTTGGATTTAAGCAACGGAACGGAGAAATAACCTATGTCGATGCGTATTTCTGGCAAGAACATGCACTTCACGATGGGTGATATTAAGTTAAAAGCGCAAAAGGTTACATTATCCATTACCGACAATTCAGCGGTAAATAAAACCAGTGGTGTGCCGGATGGCTACGTTGATGGTGATGTTGAAGCCTCGGGCGAAATGGAACTTGCCACCTCGCAATTTAACTTGCTCAGTAAAGCGGCGAAAAATGCAGGTGCATGGCGTGGCCTGCCAGATTTTGATGCCATGTGGTATGGCAAAATTGATAAAGACGAACTCAAAGTTGAAGCCTTTGGTTGTCGGATTAAATTATCTGATTTGCTTGATATTGATGCCAATGGCGGCAGTGCCTTAGTTCATAAAGTGCCGTTTGACGTTACTGATCCTAAATTCGTTCGTATTAATGGTGTGCCTTACCTGCGCGATGACGAAACCAGCGATTTAGTGCAGTAGGGGGCTGGATGGCAGATGTTATTGATAACGGCTGTGAAACGGAAGCCAAATTCACCGAAATGGCGCTGGCGAACCATCGAGCGAAATTATTTAAACCCCAACAGCAAAGCGCGGCAGAATGTGAAGAATGTGGCGACATAATCCCCATTGCTCGCCAATTGGCGGTGCCGGGTTGTCAGTGTTGCGTATTGTGCCAACAGCTAAAGGAATAGCTAATGCATGATTGGTGGGATCGTTTAACAAGCTGGGTTGCTTACACAATTTCAGCATTTGGAGTGATCATTAGTTCACTCTCAATGGAAGATTTATATTTTATATCGTCCATTGCTGTGGGGGTTATCGCCCTATTATTGAACGTTTGGCATAAGCGAGTAATGCAGCGCATTGCCAGAGAAAAAGGGATTTATCTCAATGAACAAGTTTAAAAAGATAGTGTGCAGTGTGGTCGCGGCCATCGGTGTGTTAGCGGGTGGTGGTGTAGCGATTGAATCAACTATCCCCGTTGGGCAAGTGGTGATTGCAGGTGAAAAGGTTGCAACAGTAAAAACCAGTCCTGCAGGTTTTGCACTAATGGGCAATGCGGAAGGTTGCCGACTCGACCCTTATAAATGCCCTGCAGGTTTAGTCACTAATGGCATCGGTAATACTCACGGAGTACCCGAGCGACCCATTGATATTACCCAAGTTGCAAAAGATTGGGCGGTGAATGTTGAACAAGCGGAACAATGCTTAATTAATATTGCCCCCAAAGATAACCCCATGAGCCAAGGCCAGCATGATGCCTTTACCTCATTTGTGTTCAATACCGGTTGTACGCGATTTTTAAAAAATAAAGATGGCACCTCTACCCAAATAGCGCGGTTAATTAAGCAAGGTGAGTATGTTCAAGCCTGCGGCCAGTTAAAGCGGTGGGTGTATGGCGGCGGTAAAAAATTGCAAGGCTTGGTCACTCGACGGGGTAATGAATATGACCGTTGCATGGCAGTGGATTAAAAAAGCATTAGTGCTATTGCCATGGGTGTTGGTGGCGTACTTAGCATTATCAATACGGGCGTTAGAAGTTCAAAAGCTAACGGCACAACAAAGTCGTGATCAAGCGCTAACGGTGAATCAAGTTAACCATGCCCAAATTCAACAATTGGTTAGTCGTAATCGCACTATGAGCCAGTTATTACAGCAACGGCAACAATCACACATAACGCAAGAGGCCAAGTTGCATGAAACCACCACCGCACTGCACAAAGCGTTGGCAACAAAGGCGTGTTATCAGCGGCCTTGGCCTGATGATGTTATTAAGCGGTTGCAGCAACCCTATTAATCCGGTGCAAGTTGAAGTGATCACCTTGTTACCCGAGCTTGGTTTAATCACTCAGTGTAATAAACCGAAATTAACAGGCACCACGCCAGCCCAAACAGCGGCAGACGATGTGCCACGGCTAAAACTGGCATTATCGCAATGTGCAGCCCAAGCCCAAGATTATTTAACATGGTACGCAGAACAAGCGGCCTTATTAGCAAAGTGAGTTAACACATGGAACAGAAGAAAGTTGTATTAGAAATCGGCGGTGAATCATTGTCATTTGTACCAACAGAAGTTGATTACAACGATTACATGAATGAACTGATGCCAGATAACAAAGTCGCCCCTGCGCATAACTTTGTGTTCAACACTGCAGTTGAAGAAAGCAAACCCGCATTGCGTGAAATTACCGCCACTAACCCTGCTGCAGTAGTACAAATTGCAGGTGTGTTAATGCAAGAGTTCGCGCCAGCGTTAGATATTAAAGTAAAAAAATAGATGCCTTGGTTACGGCATTAGATCGTAACGATTTTGGCAAAATGTTGGCTTGGCGGCGCAAGTGGCTGCCAAGCGAAAACGACAGTGATGCCAATTTAGCCCGCGCAGTGTGGTTAGAAAAAAATCACTGGGAAAACATGGCAATTGCCACGGCTAATGGAGTAGCCAAGGCGTTTGGTTAAAACGTTAAAGCAAGGATGCAATTTTGAGCCTACCTGATGCGCTAATGTTCCAAGTCGGACTGATAGACAGAATCAGTAAACCGATAGCTAATATTCAACGCCAATTTGGTGATTTTGGTCGGGAATACCGTTCCGGTACCCATACCATGATTGCGGGTGCTGCAGGTGTTGCGGGGGCAGGTTTTGCCTTGCAAGCCGCGTTAATGCCTGCGATTGAAATGGATAGGGCACTTGGTGAAGTTAAAGCCTTGGGTGTGGCTGATGAAGCATTAAGTGCAGTAGCAAAAGAGGCAATGTTCTTCTCTGCAAAATACGGTCAAGCTGCAGTGGATGTGGTGCGTCATTCAGAAACTATTACTAATTATATGGGGCAGATGCCCGGCCATGTGTTGGCGTCTGTTTCTCGTAGTTCAGCAACATTAGCCATGGCAATGAAGTCGGACGCTGACACCGTTGGGGTTTATATGAAAACCTTATACGGTAACTATCAGCAACAAGCCGATGCGATGGGCAAAGATGTGTGGGCAGCCCAAGTGGCAGGCATGACAGCCGAAGTTAAAAAGCTATATGGCACTAACATGGACCAACTTGCAGGCATGGTTGATGGTATGCACTCGTTAACATCAAAATTAGGTGTTGGGTTGCCAGAACAATTAGCTGTGTTGGGAATGTTAAACACGCAAATGGGTGAAGGTGATGCCGTTACCCAATACACCAACTTTTTAGAAGGGGCGATAGGTGCCCAAGAAAAGTTAGGTGTTAGCTTGGTTGATAGCCGTGGTGAATTGCTGCCAATGATGGATATTTTAAACAAAATAAAACCATTAATTGCTGGAATGTCAGGTTTAGAAGCCAGAGATTTATTAGACAGTGCAGGCTTGGGTGATGGCTCGTTAATGTTAATGAGCATGATTGAAAAGACTGAACGTCTTAGTCATGGCATTAATGCGTTAGGTAAAGTTAAAGGCATGGATGCTGCCACTAAGATGGCCGCGACAATGACCGATCAATGGCAACGGTTAGAGCAGGGATTAAATTCAATTCGAATTGCTTTTGGTTATGCGGTAATGCCAGCCGTATTAGAGGTGGTTAGTGCGTTATCCAATGGTGCCCAAACCTTGGTTCAATGGACAACAATTTTACCCAATATTACCCGTTACATCGGTTATGCGGTGATCGGCTTCTTTGGCTTGGTGGCGGCAGGTGGCATGTTTACCTTAATGATGGGATTAGGCAAACAAGCCATGGTCGGTTACATGATGGTGGCTAAAACATGGTCGGTTATGAATTTATTGCTTACTAGTGGATTAGTGGCATTAAGAACGGCTTTGTTTGGTGTTTACATGATGATGGTCGCTAACCCGATTTTTCTTATTGTTGCTGCAGTTGTGGCGACCATCGCTGCAATTGGTGCCTTGGTCTATTACTGGGATGACCTCAAAGCCAGTTTTGGTGATACCACATGGTTTCCACTCTTAGAAGGTGTCATCACATTAATGACTGCCCTATTTATGGCCGCGTTTGAATTTGTCAAAGGCGGTTGGCAATGGGTAATGAGTGGCTTTACTGATACTAGCGGCTTTAACGGCTTATTTGCGGTGGCTGAAAAACTGCGCGGTGTGTTTGGTGCGGTGTTTGGTTGGATAACGGAACAATTTGGCAAAGTGTGGAGCATGGCTAAGTCGGTTATGTCATTAATCCCCGGCATGGGTGACGATGATGAAACGGGTAAATCTAAATCAGTCCAGAAAGCAACCCCACGTGCCAGCATTCCCCAAGGCGGTGCTGCACGAAATATTGCGTCTTATACATCGGCTTCAACCAGTTATGGTCCGATTAATATGAACGTTAGCCAAATGAACTCACCGCAAGATTTTGCCTCTGAAATGGAAATGGTGGCGGGATAATGAAGTACCAGGATTTATTGATAGTAAATGGTGATCTTGTTTTAGATGCAGGTCGCAACCCCGAAGTGATTCAAGACCGCGCGGTTATTGCTCAAGACATTAAACACGCCATTCTTGAAAGCCAATTAGCGGTAATGATGATTGCAGAGCGCAGCCAATCTAAAAAAGCCGATATTCGCACTCAAATTGAATTATTGGTTGAAGAAGATGTGCGCTTAGTGCCGGGAACAGTGCGTATTGAAGAGCCCCGCCACGGCAGTTTGTATATTTTTGCTCAAACCACCGATTTTGGTGATGTGTCGTTTTCTGTGATTGAGGCCAACGATGAATAATATTCCTAAGCCTGATTTTACCCAAATGGCAAAAGATGCAGGGGTGCCGTTAGATGAAGCCAGTTGGAAAAAGGCACTCAAAGAAGAAGCCGATAAACAAGGCTCAATGATTGCCAACGATAGCCGCTTTTCACCATTCTGGCGATTGACAGAACATTTAGTGGTAAAGCCAACGGTATGGTTGGTAACAACATTATTAGTCGGTTATGTGCTGCCTAATATGTTTGTCGCTACTGCCGTTGATCAGTGGTTAGATTTATGGGCATGGCAATATAACTTAAAGCGTAAACCTGCCAGCCGCGCCAGTGGTGTGGTGGTGTTTGGTCGCAGTGCCAGCAAAGGGCCCGCGATTGTTATCCCTGCCGCAACATGGATTCAAACCGAACCGATTAATGGCACGGTTTACCGGGTTAAAGTTACCGCTGATACCACCTTGGCAGAAAATGAACTCACAGTGATGGCCGATGTAACTGCAGAAGATTGTGGTGCCGCGTTTAACTTAGGCGCAGGTTATTATCATGTATTGAGTAAAGCCATTCCCGGCATTGCATCGGTAAGTAATGAAGCGGATTGGCTAACAGCTGCGGGTGCTGATGCTGAATCTAACGATGATTTACGTTTGCGTATTCGCAACCAATTTACCAGCGTTGCCAAGTGGCATATTGATGCAGCATATCGTGCTTTACTGACTGCCCGTGCAGGTATCAATAACGACAATGTTTATTTTGAACACAATGCCCCGCGTGGTGCGGGTACCGCCAATGCCTTTATTTTGTTAGACACGGGCGAACCATCCCCAGCGATGATTGATGATCTTAATACTTACATTAAAAACCAAGGTCAACACGGTCACGGTGATGATTTGTTAGTAATGGCAATGCCAAACACTGAAATTGATATTAGTTGCAGCTTATACCCGTTCCCGTCATTAACTGCCGAAGAACGCCAAACATTAATTGAGCAAGTGGAATTATTTATTGGTACCGCGTTTCGTGAAAATACCGATTACAACGCCACTCGCACTGAACCTGCGACCCGTTTTAGTTTTTCACGCCTCGGCCAAGAATTGCACCGCCAATTTAGTGGTATTGAATCATTAGAATTTGATAACCGTGATTTTGTGACTGGCATGAATGTGCCTCGCATTAAAACCCTTGGGGTGATCGATGCAACTGCCTAAATTAAAACTACCGTTTTGGATGGGCCGTGGTGAGCTGGCAAAGTTAGCGTTAGTTTTCCACGGATATTGGCAACGGGTTAAAACGGTATTGGAATTGCCCTTAAAGCAATTAGACCCAATGACGGCACCGATTGGCATTGTTGATTTATTGGCATGGCAACGTGATGTGCAGCGATTAGCCAAAGAGCCAGAAACTATTTACCGCATTCGTGTGGCGTTTGCTTACCAGTTCGCCAGTGGCGCGGGTTCGGTGGCTGGCTGGCATGATATGTTTGAAAAATTGGGCTTTGCGCACATCACCCTTGATGAACGGTTAAGCCATGTTGATTGGGATGTGATTAGCTTAAAAATCCGTGATGGTGATTTAAGTAGCATTCCGGGTTTATTGGATGAAATGTGTCGCCAGTATGGACGAACCTGCCGCCGCTACCAATACACCACCTATTTAGAAATGCCGATTATGGCCAATCCCAATTTATTAGATGGTGATCAACAGATTGCCGTGGCAACAACAAAACTTGAAGTGATGGTGCTACCAAGCCCACAAACAATGGATATGGATTTTGAATGCGTAGTGGCAATAAGCCGCGCATAGTCAAGGATGAAACAATGAGCAATACAGCAACCGTTATTACTACCAAAGCAGGTGAGGCGTTAATTGCCCAGATGCAGGCTGAAAATAAAGTATTAGTGATCGATAAGTTTATTTTTGCCAATGTGCCCAATCGCCCCGCGTTCCCAAACCGTGATGATGTTGTGCCGGTTGAACATGTGGTGCATGAATCTGCAGTACATGAGCAAGGCCGCTTAACTGAAAATTCCGTGATTTATTCCACCACACTGGCAAGTAATGTTGGTCCGTTTTCGTTTAACTGGTCGGGATTATTTTGTTCAGAACACAATGTGCTTGTTGCTATTAACTTTCCACCGCCAGTCGATAAAACCGTCGATGCGCCGGGAATCACGGGTAATACCTTAGTGCGTTCTTTCGTGTTGGAATATAAAGGCATTGCCGAAACAACCAGTATCACCGTTGATCCATCAAGCTGGCAATATGATGCGCATAAGCGCATGTCAAAAATGGATAACGACACCGCGCAAGCGATCATCGACCAGAACGGCAAAGATTGGTTTATTGATGATGGTTTTATTGTTACCCCACAATCAGGTGCTTATAGCATTAAAGCGGGGGCGGGTTATGTTTCAGGCCATCGCATTAGCCTTGATTTTGATCGCATCATTCAGGTATCAGAAAAACCAGCCTTCATTTATGTAGATGCATTCCGCGAAGGTTCACCAACAGGTGAATGGCAAACGAAATTTACCTTTGTTGTTTCTGCAGAAGAAAAAGACGATTACACCGATGCCCAAGGCGTAAACCACTTTGTGTGCAAGATTGCGCAGGTGTTTGAAGATGGTAGTGTGGGGGATATGCGGAATGGTAGTCTAAAAAATGATATTGAATCAGGTGATGTTGTAGTTGCTGATCGTAAGCTATCTGATTATTTGATTAATGGTATGGCTGTGCGTAAAGATAAATTGCATTGGTTTGTTGGTAATGATGCTAGTCAAGTTAAAGAATATGATTTTAATGAGTTATCAGATGCATTAGTCGCTGCGTCTTTATATAACATCGGTGTTAAAAATGATGGCTATCGTTCTATTCTGATTACAGTACCAGATGGCGAGCATACATTTCGACCTATTTCGCTACGTGGCGCTAACTTAATGCATGTTCAAGTGTGGGCTGAGAAAAATGCAAAAGTGAGGTGTCATTTACATTCGGATGGGAAATTTTTTAAAGCTATGGGATGTATGATAGGTGATATTTTAGGTTTTGATTGTTATCCATTAATTGATTGTGATATTGAAGCAGAACCAACTATTGTTTGTCAGCCTTGGTACGATGACACACCTATCCCACCGTGGGGTGATCGTACGACATTACAATATTTTGATTTTAACCAGTGTTACATCGGTAGATTTATAAGTAATACATTTAATGGTGAAACAGATGGAGTGAGGTTAGGCCTAGGTGTTTCATTCCAAGGTTGTTTTGTCTGTGAGTTTGATGATATTGAAGGAAATGATATCAGAGAGGTGGCTAGTGCATATTTAGGGACAACTTTAGGCGGTGGGTATGTTGGTATTAGAGGCCATAATATATATACAGGTGGGCGTTGTCACGAAGCTACAATTAAAACAAGAAAGATAAATTTGGTCGGAAAGTTAGATATTGACGGTAATGTTTATAATGATTCCTGCGGTTGGGATTGCTTCCGTGGAGAGTTGTCTTTTTTCTCGGGTAAGTTTGAAAATTTTAATTATAAATATATTTTGAGTGCTGGAGAAGTTAAGGATCGCGTTGAAGCTATTAATATAAAAAAACCATTTAAGTTTATTAATGATGGCTGTGATATATCCACAATAGAACGTTATCTAGATACTGAATCGTTACTTTCATACAATGATATATTAGTTACATATGATGCAAAAAAACCACGTTTAGGACAAATTGAATATATTGGTGATGGGCAGGCATCAAGAAAAATACTAACAACATCTGATGTCCCAAACATCAGAAAAGTTACAGTTAGAGATACATTAACGATGGGTGAAATTACGTGTTTGAGGGGCAGTATATCAAAAATAGGTAATTCGAATGCTTTATTTGTTAATGATATAAATGAGGTGATGGTTTACGGACGACTTAATGAGTTAGATGTTGTGTACAGCTTAATTTATGAGTAATCAACATGCTAACCCTAGACGGAACTCAACTACCACTAAAAAACCTGCGCATTAGTGTCCGTCAACAATTGGCCGGAAAGGATATGTCCGGCCAATCGTCAGCGACCGACCAAGCGGAAACAGGTACCAAAGGCAAGGTGCTGGCAATTGCTGGCATCATCCCATTCAACCAATCAACATTATTAACGAATATATTCAGCATGGCAGATACCCAAGATAACGGTGCCCGCCATGTTTTCCGTATAAGTAACCGTACAGCAGAAACTCTAAAGATTCGCCAAGTTAAATTCCAAGGAACGATTCGTGCTGATGAACAAGCGAATTTAAGACAATGGCAAGTGGCCTTTGAATTAATAGAGCATTTATCAGTACCGGAACGTAAGGAACAACGCCAACCGGATAAACCAGCCGCACAACAAAAAGTGCAAGGGGAAACCACGCCAGTAACCAGCACCGCACAAAATGATGATGTGCCGCCAGATACTGCAGTGGAACTAACCGGAGTCATGGGCGTATTAAAACGGATTGATAACCAACTCGCATGAATAAAGACATTAATAGTAAATTCCTTTGCCGCGCCTATTTAGGTGCGGCAAAAGTTAAAACCAAAAGTCATCGTATCGTCTTTAATGAAAATACCCCCGGACGATGCACTATTATCGTTGAAGGTAGCCCTAACGTTAATACCATTATTGCGGTTGATTTAGGGTGGGGCGATGCCATTAGCCGCGTGTTCTTAGGTTATATCGAACGGGTACAACCTGCCGATAATGGTTGGTCCGTTATCTTCTGTCGTGAATTATCCGCCATCTTGTTTAAGCCATTAAACGTAATGATGCGCCACCCAACACTAATGCAGCTGCTTGGCGAAGTAACAGATAAAACCGGATTGCAATTTGTGGTACCGGAACGCGCCTACAGTAAAACAGCTATCCCGTGTTTTTATTCCGATGGTAACGGCTATCGTATTATGGATGAATTAGCCCAAGCATTTAGCATTGATGATCTATTCTGGCAGCAACAAGGCAACGGCCAAATATACGTGGGTAGTTGGGCTGATTCCTATTGGTCAAATAAACCCATCACCATACCTGCGCAATTAATGGTGGGGCAAACCGCCACCAAATCAGTGCAAGTGCCAGCTATACCCAAGTTAAAGCCCGGTGTAGTAGTTAATGGCCTGCGGTTATCAGCGGTTGAGTTTTCAGATACGGAGGCAAAGCTAACATGGAAAACACAATAAAGCGGATTATCATGCGCTTATTTCCAGAGCTAACAGGTAAATGGCATTTGCCGCGGTGGGGTAAAGTAGTCGCGTTACCCGAGCTACCAAACGAGGGCGATTTATCTGATCGCTTTTATCCCCATTACGCGGTTGATATTGTGTTGCTCGATGAAAAGGGCGTCGAATATAAAGACAAAGCCCCGTTATTAGCTGTGCCATTACCTGTACCGGGATTAGGTGATCATGCGGGAAGGTTAGAACCGCCTGCTATTGGCTCTATTGTAGAGATAGGTTTTATCTTTGGGCAACCGGATAAACCTTTTATTCGTTGTGTGCTGCCGCTTGGATTTAAACTACCAGGAATAAAAGCAGGGGAAAGCCGTTACCAGAAACGCAAAGGGGTTTATCAGCTAGTAGACCAAGATGGTAACTTTGTTGATGAAACTGATGTGCTAGCCTCGCTGCAGTGTAAAGTGCGCCAAGTGTTAGCCACTGAATCACAAAGCTATCAAAGCCCAAAGACATGGGTAGGTTCTGAAAAAGAAAATGTGTTGAGTTTACTCAGTGATCTAATGCAAGTGGTCACAGAGTTATCAAGTACCTTAGCCAGCCATACCCATAGTAGCCCCGAGACAGGTGCGGCAACATCACCACCCATTCAAAGTGACGGCATCACAGGCCATGGCGATGCATCAACCAAATTAAAGCAACGCTTGGATCCCATCACTAAATAAACCGCCCCAATAATACCCACCTCAACGCCCACACACGGGCGTTTTTTTATGCCTGTCGATAAGGTATGGAACAACAATCAACAATCCAACCACGAAGCGTACAGCCCCTCACGGAATCTATCACGGTGACGTAAACCCCACGGAAACCGCACTACTCCTCCCCACCTGCGGGCTTTACGATCTAAAAATTTTTACAGTTTTATTTTTCGCAGTTCTGGCTGTGTAGAATTGCAGCAAATTAACGCGCAAGCCCCAGTAATAGCGGGGCTTGGCTAGTTGAGTGATGTACTTAAAACATCATTCAGAGCGTTAAATAAAATTTCAATGAATGATCTAAATTACACCTTTTTTCAGTTTAATGATCACGTTCAATGATCTCACTTGATTGTTAAGTTGTTGATATTATTGGAAGGTGTGTGTTTTCCGTGGAATTTTTTAACAAACTAATGATCACGTTAGTTTTTTCAGTAATGACATAACGTTAGTATTGGCGCGGGCTGCAGGGGGATTTGGAAAATGAAAAACTGAAATTTATAGTTTATGTTCTGACTTGTTTCTGCCCCATTTTAAGTTGAGGCCGCTTAACCACTCACTAAGCCAAAGCATTATTTGACATTTTTTTCCTAATCCATGTATTTTGTTGACAAATTAAGAGTGACATCAGTTACACCTCAAGAAAGCACTGGGGAATAAATAAATGACTACAATAGCTACACTTTTTCCGAATATAAAATGGTCTAAAATAGCTTTAGAGTATAGTTTCAACTTCACATACAACTTGCTACGAAGTTCATGCGAACAGACCGAAATGCAAATTGAAGCAGGAATTCAAAGTTTTAAAGAAAACGGAGAAGACTACGAAGAAATAGATTTCATAGAAGAAGAAGGTCTTTCAATTGGGGTCGCACACTTCGGTGGACTTACAGACCAAGATGTAGATTTAAAAGAGATATTTACTCAATACTTCCCAAGTTTACAGAGAAGATCAATGTACTTAACTATCTTTGGAGTGTTTGAACATGAGCTTGAGTTGTTTTGCAAGCAGCATATTAAATCCACGAAAGGCAAAATAAAATTATCAGATCTACGAGGTAATGGTGTAGAGAGAGCAAACCTGTATATAGAAAAGGTAATAGGTTTAAAGTGTAAGTCATACCCACTTATAGAAAAACTAAAGGAACTTCGCAACTCTTGCGCGCACCAAGATGCAAAGCATTCTAAAGCTGATGGACAAGAAATCCCCAAAATTAGCCAGTTAGTTGAAGAGTTTCCAGAAGAACTGCGTAAGGATGATAGAGAGGTTATTTTTGAGAGCGGTTTCCTCTTTATCGCTTTAGATACTTTTTATGCTTATTTTAAGGAAGTTGAAGATTTTAACCGAGAACAAAGAAGAGCATAA